ATGTGATCGAGTGAGCCCGACTGACCACCGCGAACGATTTCCGTCACTGCCGAACAAGCTAAACCTTTCCGTCAGTGTAGGCCCTCCGACTTTTGACGGTCAGTTGGTGCCCATTCGTAAGGCGATTTCTCCAACAGTCACAAAGTTGGCTGATCCGGCGATCATCTCAGTAGCCCTTGTGTTTACAGCAACTGAAGTAATTAAAATTTGTGTTGAATAATATAGGTCTCCTGGCAAAACGCACGTTTGCTGCTCTGCGTCGTTGATCATCCAAAATTCTGCGTCAGCATTGCAGCCTTTTTCCGTAAGGAGCAAAAGCTGCATCAAGGCTGTTGGGCCCTGCTGGTTGTCTTCTACTTGTTTTCGATCAATGAAAAAGTCGATTGAGCCACCGCCGCTAACTAATGCCTTGACAGACTCGCCAAACTTCTCGCCAACTGAAGTCGTGTCAATCTCGGGAGCATTCATGTTGAGCGACCACTGGGACATGTCGCATTGCAGCATCCACAACGCACCAGTCGGACCAGCGTTGACGTAATAACGCGGAGTCAGGTCTGCGTTGTCGTACTCTGTGATCCAGGGTTCAGGCTCTTCGTAGTCAGGAGCGAAGTCGCAAATAGACTCCAGCGTGACTTCATCTTGAGCATCGCTGAAGTTGTAGTCACCAATATCCGTGGCGCATTCAGTGATCGCGCTGTTGTATTCCGTTGTACCACTAGCAGCAATGATTAAAGAATTAAAATCAACTTTGAATAGCTGAACGCGATCCGTTGTACGACCCAGCAAGGCAGCTGATCGACTGGAGTAAAAGCTGACCCTATCTAATTGATCGCGGTAGATGTAGTAGTTCTGGCTAGTGGTTAAGCCGCACTCCTCTTCGCGCATATAAAACTGATCCGTATCTGTTGCGCTATAAAAGTCGTCGTTGTCGCTAGTAATGTGATCGCGGTTTGTGCCGAGATACCATTCGGACCCGTAATACATTGCGTGCCCATCTGGGCAATCAGGCCCATTAGTCCCGTCGTCAACATCAACAGGCAGCCCATTCGCTGAGCTGATCGTGATGTAGTCCCCGCTCCAGAACGCAGGGTTGCGCAGATATATCGAGTTGCTAGCTGTATCGACGTTGCCTGGACGCAAAACAGTAGGCTCCGGCGCTTCCCGCCGTAACCGGACTTTGCCGCCAACGCCAAGAACAGCCATTAGAAGGTTCCGTTAAAGGATCCGCTTGCCTGGAAATTAACGCTGCACGCAGTCACCGCTCCAACCGAAACCGGCGTAGACACCTGCGTGATAAAAGCATCCACTTCTAGTGCATTAGTTTCTGCGGTATTAAAAATGAACCTGACTTCGCCTACAGCGGTGGAATTGTCGAAAATGCTGTTGAGGACTGCCATGGTCCCAGCGTCATCTTTGTCGTACAAAATCGTCGCGCTACCAGTCGTGCCGCGCACCCCAGGGACGTAGCTGCGGTCGTAATTACCAAGCGTTGTGGTTTCCAGCGAGTCGCGGGAAATGTTGAGCGTGTATTCGCGGCACTTTCCAATACGCAGCCCGTTGTAGCGCAGCTCGCCACTAGAACCAGTAACTACTGCCATCAGCCGTCCCTCTGACCGCTCAGTCTTACAGAGATACTAGTCACACCTGGCCGTACAGACGTAAGTCGCGGTTGTTCCGCAAATCGCCAGAGGTAGGTGCCAGCGATTAAAATCTTTAGCTCTTCCGACATGCCAGCCCAGAACGCATCGGGCAAAGTCAGATCATCCTTGCTTCCACGCGCCTGGTCGTAGGCAGTGGCAACGCTCAACGCTTGAGCATCTGTAAGGTTTTCAAACTGCAGGGCCAGCTCTGCGTTAAATGGTTTGGTGCTGTACGCACGGGTCGTGCCGGTTCCAGCGATTGAGGTGAACCGCTTGGTGGCGTACTGACCTTGGCTGATTTGCCTTGAGCTTGGTGTCAAGGCGGGGAAAGCTGTGCTCATGACACGGTGACGGTGTGCGTATCGGACTGGGGACTGTCGCTAGCTGAAGGCGAACTGACAGTGCAAGTGAGGGTGTACGTTCCAGCTACCTCAAATGTAATCGTGGCGCGTGGTGCGCCCGAGTTATCAATCGAGGCGGATGCTCCAGTCGTTGCTGAAGTCCAGCTCCAACTGGTGAACGCAGCGGCCAATGTATCGGCGGTGCCAGTTCCGGTTCCAGCGCCTGTGGCGGTGAAGACCACGCCGACCGTGTTGGCGGAAGCGCCGATTGCGGTGAAGTCGGTCGTGCCAACGGAAACGATCTGGTAGCTCTGTCCGGACACAAACGATCCAGCCGCAGTGGCAGCAGGCTTGCCGGTGTAACCGACGGTGTAATCCTTGGCAACGTCAACGGCAGCGGTGGTGTCGCCTGAAATGGTCACAGTGCCGATGGTGCTGACCGCTGGTTCGGCCACAGCGGTGATCGTTTTGCTGGCTGACTTGGACTCACTGCCCTTGGTCACAGTGCAGGTGATTGTCTTGGCGCCAGTGCTGGTTGCAGTAACCGTTGTGGTTGCTGCAGTGCTGCTGCCAAACGTGACGCCGCTTCCGGTCCAGGTGTAGGTATAGGTTCCGGTGCCGCCGCTAACGAGTGCTGTGTAACTCTCGGCTTCATCAACTGTCACCGTGCCAGGGCCGATGATCGAAACGCCGGTAAACGAACTAGTTGTGGTGCCACTGTCTTCGCTGGTGCCAATACGACCTTCAATCACCCAGTTGTTCTCAACGTCCCAGCCGTCAACGATCGCGCTATAGCCGTTGTCGCTTAATGGGAAGTACAGGGCGTCAACTTGGATATTGCCGTCCTCGTCAAAGCCAAGGCTCTGCACCTTGTAGGCGCGGGTTTCGACGCTGCTCTGTTTCAGGCAGAACGCGGCATTGGTGTATTGCTTTGTATACCCACCAACCACGTTCAGCGTTACCTCTTGGATGACATTCGTTTTGCCGGTCCACAGCAGCACGGTGTAAGAGCCATCCGCCAAGGGTTCGGTGGTTGTGATGTAACCGTTGGAATCAATCGCACCATTGTTGGGCTGTGCGTAAGACACAGTTTCCAAGCCAAGCTTGAAGCAGCGGCCAACTTCCAATGCTGCCTGTGTCGGGGTGGTCTTGAAGCTGACCGAGTGTGTGACTAAACGGCGGCCACGGCAGATGTACTTGGCTACGTCAATCGCGTGGATTTCACTGGTGCAGAAATCGCTGATGTCGATTGTTTCTAGTGGGGCGTCTGCGGGCGCACTAGCCTCACGCACGGTCACCTCGCGGATGACAGGAAACAAGCCCTTAGTGATATCGGTACTTGTTTCTTTCTCTTGGCGCCACTTCACTGACACGCGGTTGGGGATGCGCTGCTCGGATTCGCCGTATGCCAGCTCGAACGAATCTTCGAGGATGTTGCCTGCCGTATACAGGTTGGTGATCGGCTCGGGCTTGTCAAAGTAAACCGCAGGTTGCAATGCAAACTTGCCGTTACGGATGACCAGATCCAGCAGGAAGTAACTGGCGGTTTGGCTGCCCCATTGGCGCAGGTTGATGGGCTGGGACAGCGCACCGTCAAAGAAGTAGCGCCGTGCCCTTGTCCACTGGGCGCATTCCGTAAAACTGTTGTTGTCGATCTGCTGTGGGCTCAAGATCGAGCCGACGCCATACCGCGCATTGGTCAGCATATCTTTGAACACCTCAGGGAAGGTGTGAATGCTGCTGATGCCTTTGTTGATGTAAACGCTGAGCTGGTTTAGCTGGGTGGCTTCTGTGTTGCTACGCAGGTTCATGCCAACCAGCGCCATGTCGTCGTAGTTAGGCGTGGTGGCGTTGGGGTTGAGGATGTTGACGTAAACCAGCTCGTGCTCTGGATTGATTGCAGAGGTGGTTATTTCTTCGAACACAAAGTCTTCGGCCAACTTGCCCCAGCTGTCGGCGTAGCTGTTGCCCTCCTGCAGCGTGACCCCAAGGTTTTGATCACGGGTAGCAGCGATGCCGAAAGTGTTGTCGTTGCGTGAAACAGGTTCGCCTGTATAGACAATGGTGACCGTGTTGCTGCCGCTGCCTGACGTAACA